CTGCCCTGGCGTGTTGAACCCGCATCGTTTGTAGGCGCTTCGAAATGCGGAGCGGCAAGACATGAACAGCCGACCGTTTCCCGGCATGCCCAGCTTCAATGCCAACTCTTCAACGTCCTTCGGTATCGGCACCGATCTGGACTGACGGTTCTTGGTCCGGTGAAAGTGCGCCTTACCACCGTAGATCGCGGATCGCGCGAGCGTTTCGGCCTCATCCCATCGAGCACCCGTGGCCAAACAAAGTAGCGCAACGGGATAGGTATGGTTGTTGGTGGATCGCTTGCACTCTTCGAGTAGCTGGCGGATCTGCGGCAAGGAGAGGAATGTCAGCTCTACTTGGTCCGTCTTGATCTGACGGATGCTGCCGAGTGGATTTTTACCTACCCACGCGCCAAGCCGTAGCAGCTCCGAAAACACCGCCGACAGGTAGCGCTGTTCATGGTTAACCGTATGCGGCGAAGCGACCTTTAAACGCTGCTGTCGATAGCGCGCCCAAGCCAACGCGTCGAATTCAGTGGCGAGAGGATCGCCCAGCCGTTCTGAGATCGCCAAGGTTCTAGCCAAGCGGGTCTTCTCGTCCTTGAGCGTACAACCGTGCAACTGGTGCCAGAGCTTGATCAGATCCGATAGCCGATCATCCAACGGGCGCCCGGTTTCTTTCAGACTGTTGAAGAACTCGGTTTCATAGCGTTGCGCAGCCGCTTTTGTCAGAAAGCCTTTCTTTCGGATTCGCCGCCCTGCTCTTCCATTCTCATAGAAGTCAGCAGTCCAGGTCTTTCCGTCCTTCCTTGCCGTCATACAGCACGCCCCCACCGAACATGACGCTCTTGCAGCAGGTTCTTGATGTGCTTGTACAGATCGCGCTCGCTCATATCCTTCGAGGCGTAATGGTCACGAATGACAGGCCAGCATTCCCACTCTTGCAGACGGTCAAAGGCTTGCTTAGCGCCCACTCGCTCCCGTGCCAGCAGGCTTACGAAGTTTCCCAAGAACAGTTCCACATTTTTGCCGGAGAAGCCCCGCGAGGTTTTGTAGTAACGCTTGTACTCGGTTTCATCCACCAGGGAATCGACCGGCACGTCAACTCGCACGTCATCACGAATCAGCGTCCAGATCGGCTCGTATTGCCCTGGCCGATGCAGCAATTTGAACTGGCATAGCCCGTAGCGCCACAGGCCGTCCAGATGGCCCGCGAAGGCCGCGAAGGAATCCGTTTCGATGGCTTCACCTGTCTTAGCGCTGATCGACCCGCTGGCGAACTGCTGAATGACCGAATGGTGATAGCGAAGCTCTACACGCCACACATCGGCTTCGGCATCGTAGTTATCTGGATCGGTTGCATCGAATGAATCACGACGACGCCAGACGCTTTCCCAAAAATCGAGCTTATCGGTCGCACGAGCCTGCTCGGTCTTGTTGTAGATACAGAGCTGAACGCCACTGGCTGAGCCAAACATGGACGTTTCGCCCCGCCCGTAAACGCTCGACTTGGTTGCCCAATGAATTTCGTTGATGCCCGAGATATCCCGGTGCGTCCGAGCCCGGCAATGCAGGCGAGCCACCAGATCAGCCGGAGGCTTCCAGCCTTGCAGATCCAGGGCGAGGTGCACGGCGCATTGGTTGCGTTCGCGATGGGTCATCACGGCTGCAGCGTAATAATCCATGCGCTCCTGCAGACGCTCAGGCGACAGCGCGTCGATGGCGTGCGGTGACACCTCGATCTTCAGATGAGGCCCGATATTTTCCAGCTTGGCGTTGAAATTCTTGATGAGCAGGATGAAGCCAAGGTCGGCGTTCTGGAGCTTGTACTGATAGCCAGAGTCCCGCCCTACCCTACCGGAGTGCCAGAACTCCCCGGCGAACTCGACCATCGCGCCCGGTTTCTCGAACAGCGCCATGACCTCGGGACGGATCAGGCCACGATACAGTTGGCGGACCGTATCGACGCCACAACGGAGCAGCCGAACGCTCGATAGGTCGACTATCCGAGCCGTGCCCGAATCGACGAACAATCGGCTATGGGCATCTTCCAAGCCAGTCAGGAGGTCGATGCGTTTGAAGTCCTTATTTGCCATTCCGTTTTCCCCTTTACTCTGGATTACTCTGGTTGCTCACTCGGGTTTATCTGACGTGTTACAGGGACGTCAGCGCGCGAGCACGCCGGCTCGTGCCTCGCCGTGCGTGCCACTGACGCGCTGACGGTCATCACCACAGGAATTGCCCTTTTTGGTACGGAACGACCGTCAAGCCGCCACCGCCCGAAGGCTGAGCAACTACCGGCTGTGAGGCTGGCTGAGAGGGTCGTGGAGTGCTTTGGGCGTCTTGGCGCTGGGAGCTGCCAGAGCGGTCGGGAATGGTCGGATCGAAGAAGCCGTACTCAACCACCCGATTGCAGAAGGCGAAGTCGGTTTCTATGCGAGTGCTCTGCTGCGTGTAGCACTGGCACACGGTAGGGACGCCATTCACCACGGCATGCGCCATGCGCCCGAACTCCCGTGCATAGGTGTCGGGATCAGTGCTGGACATGCAGTAGAGCCGAGGGAACGAGACAGGCCGGGTTAGCTCATCGTAGATGGGCGCAGACGCCGGAATCTGCGGCACCCGAGGGACCCGACGCCCGATATAACTGGCGGCTGTTTCGGGCGCAGCCGATTGGCCATCCCCCGCGGGGCGGATAAAAGCGCCTACCGTGTCGCGCACCTGATCGACCATGCTTCCAGGCGCGCCGCCATCGGCGACGGGCGCGGTCTTCTCGGCGTTGTAACGCTCATAGGCGCGGTAGACGAGGATGCCCGAACCGAGGATGACGCACAGCGCCAGGATGAACTTGGTCGGCACTTTGGTCTGGAAGTGGTGCTTGGCGTTGGTGCTGGTATAGGCGCCGAAGTAGCGCTTATCCAGACGCAGCGATTTCTTATCGGCGTCCTTGAAGCTGGTTTTGACCTCGACCTTTTCCACCACCACTTCGGATTCGAACCGCAGCAGTTGAGCGGATTTGAAAACCCGCCAGTAGTGAATGTGGCTGTTGCACAGGCGGCGCAGGTGCACATCCAGATAGCGCGGATCTTGCGTGACCAGATGCACTTCATGGCCCTGGTGACGCATGGTCTCGAAGCGGGTGATGTGCTCAGGCGGACGGGCGCGCGGATCTCTTGCGCCAAACCAGCCTTGTGCCTCGTCCACGACGATGACCGCATCGCTGGGAAGCTCGAACCACTTTTCCGGGTCTTCGAATTCGAACCACTGCGCTTGTAGCTGATCCGGCTTTAGGCCGTTGATGTTGTGGTAGTAGACCACCCGGCCTTCGCCGTGGGCCTTCTGGTCCACTTCGCGGATGGTGTTGAGGGTCTTGCCGTGGCCGGGTTTGCCGGTGCGGATAACAAGCATGACGGCGCCCCCTTAGGCTTCGATGGAGGTGCCGCCCGGCTTATGCCAGACCTGAGCACGACGGCGGTCGGTGGCCTTGTCGATCCCCGCCAACATGAAGCGCGTGGAGATCGCTGCGAAATACAGGTTCACCACCACATCGAACTTTGCGAGCCCGAGAATGCCCTGGATCACCGGCCCCACTTCGCCCATCAGGCCGAACAGGTAGTCCTGGGCCTGGCCAATGATCAGGTTGAAGCCCATATAGGTGACGAAGCCGAAGCCGATCATCTTCAGCACCATTTTCACCAGCGGACCAAGCACGATGACGAGCATCTGAACAATGAACAGGAACTGCATTACTGACCTCCTACGGAGCGACCGACATAGAGCGCAGCAAGGACGGTGGCCACGGCCACGAACAAACCGCTCAATTCACTGGCGGCGCGGCATAGCGGCTCATAGCTGATTTCAAAGGAACGCCCTCCCGCCATGGACAAGCTGAACTTCTCGGCGGCGGGGCAAGTGGCGGGTAGAAAGCGCGTGCCCTGGTTAACGAACGAAGGGATATCGATAACGCCGTTTCCCTCGTCCAGCTCAAACTTGTCGCCGGTGACTGCTGCCTCGATTCCAGGCTTGTGCTTTTCGAAATCGGTCATCTCTTGCGCAAGGCAGAGCTGTTCCTTTTGTTGGCGCAAGATTTCGCAGTCGATGGCATCGCCACTGCATGAAAAGCCCGCATCGCAGGTGCCGGCCGAAGCTTCACGTTCCGGCCCTTCTTCGCCTTCTTCTTCCGATCCACCCTCTTTATCGCAACCGGTCCCGGTGCATTCGTAGTTCGAATCACCGGGTTTGCCGTCGGCGTCTTCCTCGCTGGTAGAGGTTTCGGTTTTGCTGGTGGACGTGCAGGGCTTCACGCCCTTGCAACTGGTCTTGTCGGTGGTGGTATCGGTTTTGGTGGTAGTCGACCCGTCGGGATTGGTCTTCTTTTCGATGTCCTGCTTTACATCGGTTTTGCTGTAATCGGGAGGCGGGACACCGGCTTTGCACTGGTTACCGCTGCAGTCAACCTTGCCCGGCTGTTTGCTTTCCTCGGTTGAAGAGCAGGAGCGCGTTTGCGTGCCGTCAGCTTGGGTTTCCCAATCGCCACATTTGCTGTCCTTTGCAAAGGCAGGATCAGCTTTTGATGGAGGCTTGCTGGGCGGTTGATCAAAAGGGCTGCCGGGCGCCGGATTGTCCGATGTGCAGGAATTGCCGGTGCCCCTGTACTCGACAGTGCAAAACACATCGGTGAGGTTGTCGCCTTCGAGAAAGCGCGAACAGCCTCTGACAACACTAGTGCGGCTGTACTGGCATTTGCTCTCGCAAATAGTCGCAGGCGGCGCATCAGGAGGCCCCGGACGATCTACCGGGCCGCCGTTGTATTCATGATCGACTATCTGACCGTCAGTAGACGCGCATTGGTCTTCTTCAGGCGCAACGCACTGGCCTGTTTCGGGATCGTAATTGGAGTCAGGTGGGCAAGAATCGCCGCGCCTGGTTGCCGCGTTGTACCACGAGCCGTAACGCTGAAGCTGACCGGTATTGGGGTTCCGATTTAAGCCGTAAGTGCGACAGGTAAAGGACGTCGTGCCTTTTTCAATGACTTGCTCAAATGAAACGTATTGCCCTGCGTTTAATTGCTCGTAGTAGGCATTGTTTGCATTACAAGCCTCAACGCCGCTGGAGTATTCAATTCGTGGGTCTGGGAACTGAATAGTCCAATAATAATCCTCAGCCCACGCCACTTGCCCCCAACCGCAAACAAACAACAAGACAACACGAAGAATCCATTTCATCCCTACACCCGCCCAAAAAACACGAGGTAAAACGCCAGGGTGGAAAGGATCAGGACGTACAGTTCGTAGCTCATTGGCGTTTCCCTTGAAGAGAAAACCCCGCCGGAGCGGGGTTTGTTTGCTTCGGCACATGCAGTGCGCGGTTTCCGGTTACAGCGCGCGGCGCATGTACTTGAACGCCATGGCGGCGATGATCACCGCGAACACGGCCCAGCCGATGGTGCCGACGTCGGTGCCGGCCTCATCCAGTGCGCCAGTGGCTTCAGCCGGGACAGCGGCGTAGGCCTGTTGAACGGCCAAGAGGCCGGTTGCAGCAGCGGCGCCGAGGGAGCGACGCAGGGTCTTGATGTGTTGCATGGGTTGATACCTCACTGTTTCAGGACTTTTTTCAGGACCAGAAAACCGAACACGGTGGCGAACAACACAATCGCTTCGCCCTGTAGCTCGGTGACCTGTTCCCAGGTGAGTGCAGCGCCGTAGAGGCTCTGCATTTCCTCGACCGTGAGGGCCACCAGCGAGCCGGAGCAGATGGGCGAGCCATCAGCGCCTTGCAGCCAGTCACCGTCACAGGCGAGGAAATTCATGCACCGGCCTCGAGGAGGTCGGCGGCTTGTTCGAGCGGTTCGCAGTCGGGGCAGACGGCGAAATGGGGCGGCAGGTTGAGATCAGGCAGCAGATCGCTTTGCGGTGCGGGCAGCGCCATGAGCTTGCCCATGTCATTGCCGCAGCAGTCGCAGATCACTCGGTCTTCAATCAACATGGCCGCCCCTCCCCTTAGTTGGCTTTGGCCGGCTCCGGCTGGGTGCCGGCAGGCTTAGCGGATTGTTGGGCGGGGTTCGGCTTCGGGGCTTGGGCGGTAGCGGCTTTTACCGGCTCGACGTGCAGGACGATGAACTTGCCGGTGTTCTTGGAGCCGCGCTCGATTTCAGTGGTGACGCGGATCGGCTCCAGCACATCGAGGCCTTCGCAGGCGGCCCACACTTCGTCCAGGGCTTCTTCGGCCACATTCATCGACAGGATGGAAATGCCCAGGTCACGCTTGCCGTCCGGCTCGTCACCGACAAACAGCTTCACCAGCTTTACGTTGTCGAACTCGACTTTCTCAGCGCTGAGAAATGCAACTTCCATGATCGAACGTGCCATTTGTGTTTCCTCTCTCTAGTTGCGCTTTATTGCGCTGCTTTGCTTTTCGCAGGCCGAGCGATCCCGAACCGGTGAACTCGCAAGTTCACCGAGGTGATCTGTTACTTGGCCTACTGGTTAAAACGTCGCGTTGTGCGTGTTCTCTAGTTGGTTCACACCAAGGGCTTTGCCCTTGTCATCCCACTCTCGCCGCCGAGGGCTCAGGAGCGCGGGGAGAAAAGCACTCCCCACACTCCCGAGCGGAGGCTGTTTCGGTTCGTGCCGGGTCAAGGGTGCGCTCCGCCCGTGCTTCCGTTCGCCGGATCGGTGAAGCGTGATCCGACGAGCCGGGAGCGCGGCCCTGGACCTGCTCAGCTTCGGAGGCGGTCTGGTGGTCGCTGATCTTCATCGCCAGCCAGGGGAAGCCGAATAACACCGCAGCCAGCAAGGCGATGGGCAGATAGATGCGCCAGAAGAAGTCGGCTTGTTGCGCTTGATTAGCCATGGCTCACCCCACCAGCTCGAACGGTTCGTGGATCGGGACGTAGGGCGTTGGCCGGCCAGTGTCGAGCACAACGCTCCAATACTTCGGCGGTCGGTCGGGTCGCGAGTGCTTCTCGCAGATAAAGGCCGGTTCCACTTTCCATTGCGAAAGTAGGGGCTTCCAGATCCCACCTACGCGGCCCATTTGTAGGGTACGAATCGGCACCGCAGACGCGGGGCGGCATTGGGCGCAGGGTGTGGACTGGGAGCGAGCGGGTTTCGCCATTTCGCGACCGGACCAGCAGACAGAGCAGTCGCATTCCTGGGCGTGGGGAAGACGTAGATAGCTGGTCGGCTTCTGCATAGGTCATCCCCTCCCCTGGCTTTCCATAGACGGTGCGGATCATGCGGAGCGCTCCTGTTCATTGGTGCTGGGCGCAACCTGGCCGAAGGACGATTCCAGGCGGAGGACGATTTCGGCGTTCAGGGAGCGGCGTGCAGCCCATGCGGACCGTTCGACCTGGGCGCGGAGTGCAGCAGGCATGCGCAGCTTGAATTGCTGGTCGGTGCGGCTCATTGGTTCACCCCCGGGAAACGCACCAGACGGGTTTTGCCCAGCTTCACGCTCTCGACGGCGCCAGTTCTGACCCAGCCAGCGACCATATCTACGGATACACCGGCCAGAGCGGCGAAGGCGGCTTGCGTATAGAGAGGAGGGGTCATGCGGTCCACTCCTGTTCCAGCAGCCAGCTACGCAGCAGCGCGCTAGCGTCCAGCCGCACCAATGCCAGCAAGCGAAGGACTTCGCAAAGGATGTCGCTATTCAGCTGGCTATTCATCGGCGTAGTCCCCCTGGCAGAACACCGACTTGCCCCGCTCGATGTCGCGGCGGATGCGATGCAGGTTGATCACGCGGCGGCGGCCGATCTTCACGGTCGGGAGCGTGTTGGTTTCCACCCAGCCCCGCACCACATCTTCGGTGATCTGCTCGACGCCCATCATTTCGGCCAGTACGAGCTGCGTGCAGAACGGCGCTTCTCGGAAGCTGACGATCCGTTCGGCTTGGCCTTCGATGGTTAACCCCACTACACCAGACTGTTCCAT